GAGAGATCTTGTCTCTCCATACAACTCTGGGGAAAACCAACTATGAAGAGACCAGACAACTGTTTGTTAACAACGTTCTAACAGAGGCTCTTGACAATGGTGAACCAGCATACTATAATAGCAATGTTCTGGGGAGATACTACAGAAAAGACTACTTTGATGCTTGAGTATGCTGAATATTTGAAGAGTCTAGGAATGGATAAAATACCACACCGAGATTCCGATCTTCTTTCACATTCCTTAAGAGTTTCTGGTATGTTATGGCAATACAACAGACCTCATGAAGAAGTTATCGCTGGTCTTTTTCACTCAATATATGGCACTGAGTATCAAATGTATCGAATCAAAGTTACAAGACAAGAAATTCAAAATCTAATAGGAGAAAAATCAGAATACATTGCCAATTTATTCTGTACTCTAGATGATAGAGTCAATACTATATTGTATGGTAAACACCTACAAGAATCAGATAAGACAACTCTTAGGTGGTTGGAATACTGTAATATAAAAGATCAAGATCCAGATGCTTCAATCTTAAAAGAGTTTGAAATTGTCTTACATATATAATATACAAATAATTCAATTGAAAAAATGAACTTTTTACCTAATGCTGAACTTTTCTTTTTGAGTAGAAAAAAACTTGTTAGAAAATCAACTGTCAATTTATTTGAGGGCAAAGATATACTTCTCATCGGAATCAATGCTGCTTTCTCTCCAATAGATACTCAAATGGTAAAAGAGTATGAAGCTTTATACGACACTTTCATAAAAGAAACCGAGGTAGATGAAATATACTTTGTCAGTATGAATGATCCATATGTAATGGATGCTTGGTGGAAGTCAATGAAGATTAAAAAATGTAAGTATCTTCCAGATGGTAATGGTGCTTTATCAATGAGAATAGATAATCAAGGTGGCATGTCAGGTGGTCTAACTGTTAATGAAATGTATAACAAAGGTATGGGAAAAAGAACATGGCGTTTTGCTTTACTTCTTGAAGATAATTGTCAGATGACATACCTTGAAGAGGAGACTCCTGGCGGTAGTCAAGGAACTAGAGACAACTTACCTAATGATCCTTATGAGTTGACAACACCAGAATTAGTTTTGGCTCATTTGAAAAATAGAAATCAACAAGAACGCATAAAAGAATTGAATACAGCTTCTCAAGATTTGTCGTTACCGAAATGAAAATTATAAGTCTGAAATATCTGGAGGAAAATTTTAGTGATATAATTGATCGAGCTCAGGCTGGTGAGACCTTTTTACTAGATACTCCCGATGGTCAGATAGCTTTAGTACCAGATAAGGGTATTCTCAAACCAGTTATTGATTCTGGACAAGCAAAAGATATAGAATATATGTGGAATCATGATGATGGTGCTTGACTTCCTAATACAGATTGTGTATAATAAAGTATATACATTTTTATTATGATTGACGTTTTGTATCAGCATGACCCATACAGATATGTGAAGATGCCTGATCTCCTAGAGAATGGCCATCCAGATTATCGTATTCAAAAGTGGAATAATCATAACGGATACAAGGACATGTATCTCTGTGATAATTGGATGCAGATGAAAACAGCCATTGAAGACTTTGAGTATACAAAATGGTTAGACCCAGCTGGAGTTCCATGTTACGTTCACGATCATGTCTCAGATGAATGATGAACCATCAAACTTAGAGAAGGCAAAAATCTTTTCTAAGACAGCGTATGATGTTATAAAAGGTTTCGTAAGTAAGGGTACTTTACTAGTACCAAAAGAAGTAAAAAAAGCAAGAATAGATATATGTAGAGAGTGTAATAGATTTGATGAACAGCGTCACTTATGCAGAGAGTGTGGGTGTTTCTTAGTCAATAAAGTTAAGTTTACTGCTTCTCGATGCCCCCTAAATTATTGGTAAAAAAATGCAAGACCAGAAACCACCATTTGATATAACAGATTTTATTGGCGTCTTCCCTAATTCAATAGATCCAAATTTCTGCGACTATCTAACTAACTATATCGACACAGCAGAACAAGTTCAAGGTAGAAGATATACTCATGTAAAAGATAAACAAATTTGTCTTGATGCTTTCTCGCCAGGAGAGGCAAAAGATTTAATGCAAGGCGTAAATGGATGTTTATATTATTACATAAGTGAGTTTTCATATCTAACTAATTTCAACTATGTTAGTTCCGTTGTTTTGTTACAGAAAACAGATCCTACAGAAGGATATCACATGTTTCATGCTGAAAATCTTAATTGGAATAATAATACTAGAACTATGGCGTGGATGGTATATCTAAATGACGTAGAAGAAGGTGGAGAGACAGAGTGGTTATATCAAAAACTTAAAGTAAAACCAAAGAAAGGAACAGTTTGCATATGGCCAGGCGGTTACACACATTTACATAGAGGTAATCCTCCTATGTCTTCAAAGTACATCGCTACTGGTTGGTATCAGGGTAATATTGGACTTACTCAGGTTCAGACAGCGGGACTGAACGATAGGCAGTATATGGAAAGTATGCAATCGTAAATGTCTGAACTACATATTCTTTTTCCAACGCCAGTATATCAAAATTTCTTAGAGTTTAGACCTTCTGAACTCAAGTCTATGATAGATTATGTGTCAAATCTAGATTGGGCTAGTGACAAAGACATATATGAAGGCCCGAATGGAGAGACGACAAAACTGGAAGCAGATTTATTATCTGAACCAGAGTTAGAAAATCTAAGAAAAAAGATAGATGAGGAAGTATATAATTTTGCTAAAAGTTTACAGATAGATTTTAGTAAGCATGGATTGAAAAGAATTAATTCTTGGGGTAATCTACAAAAGAAAGGAAATTATATAAAGGAACATCGCCATAATAATACTCAGTTCTCTGGGGTGTTCTATTTACAGACACCAGAAAATAGTGGCGATATTATTTTTACCACAAGAAATGCTACTTGGATCAATAGCTATTGGGAACCATCTCTTACTGGGTATGATGATCTGAATAGTTTTGAGAAGAGATTTAGACCACAACAATGTGGTATATTTCTTTTCCCTGCTCACTTAGATCACTATGTAACTCCATCTCATTCGGAGGAGGAAAGATATAGTATCTCATTCAATTACAATCTTGATGGCAAGTTCTTTGGTGATTGTAATAATCACCTAACACTAAAAGTATTATGAAAGTATTAGTAACAGGACATAAAGGTTTCATTGGCAGTCATGTCTTTGATTTTCTGAGTGACATTTTTGATGTTGATGGATTAGATAGACCAGATGACATAGAAAATTTTGTAGATGTCGGGTGTGCAGACTATGATCTTATAGTTCATCTAGCTGCCTACGCTGCACTCAGAGATAGTGTAAATAATCCTGATAAATTCTGGGAGAATAACGTTGAAAAATCTAAACCCATCTTTGATTATTGTAGAAAGTATAATACTAGGTTGTTGTATGCAAGTTCTGCTGGTGCATATAGTTGGTGGCAGAATCCCTACGCCATAACAAAGAAAGTAAATGAGATACAGGCTCCACCTAATAGTGTGGGTATGAGATTCTTTAATGTATGGGCAGAGGAAGGAAGTAGAGATGATATGTTATATGAGATGTTGAAACAAGGAACTGCAAAGTATATTACAAGACATAAAAGAGATTGGGTTCATGTATTAGATGTTGTCAGAGCGATTGCAACCTTGATTCCTAGTTCATTTACAGGAACAATAGATGTAGGAACAGGACAGATGACTTCTGTGATAGATTTGGCCAATGCCATGGGTATGGGTCATCTTCCTATCAAGGAGGATACACCCAATGAACCTGATGAGTTGTGTGCTAATATTGAACCTCTCATGGAACTTGGTTGGTTTCCAACCGTTAACATTTTAGATACGGTTATTGCGAAAACCGTCAGTGTGTGATACACTAAATAAGGTGAAGTTTATTTTAAACTTGTATGGATAAGAAAACAGCACTAGTATTGGGTGCAGGCGGCTTCATTGGAAGTCACATGGTAAAACGATTACGATCAGAAGGGTATTGGGTTCGTGGCGTAGATTTAAAGTACCCCGATTTCACTATGAGTGCTGCTGACGAATTCATTATAGGTGATCTTAGAGAAGTAAGACTTGTAGCAAGAGTCTTAGATATACATGAAGATTCTTTTGATGAGATCTATCAGTTCGCTGCTGATATGGGTGGTGCTGGATATATCTTCACAGATGAACACTCTGCTGATATCATGCACAACTCTGCTTCAATCAATCTTAATGTATTGAACGAACAAGTTGCATTGAATAAATTGTTGGGTGTAAACAAAACAAAGATATTCTATTCTAGTTCTGCGTGTATGTATCCAGAACATAATCAATTAGACCCTGAGAATCCTGACTGCCGTGAATCATCAGCATACCCAGCCAACCCAGACTCAGAGTATGGATGGGAGAAACTATTTTCCGAACGTCTCTACTTGGCATATAACCGTAACTATGATATTCCTGTCTGTGTTGCCCGTTATCACAATATATTTGGGCCAGAAGGAACATGGGATGGAGGAAA